GAGTTCGGGTCGGTTTCGGATGACCATTTGATGCCGGACGCCTGGGTGGAGTCTGCGACAAGAACCTGCCCGTTGGAGCCGACAGGGAGGGCGGTGTAGGCGTTGTCGGCTGTACCGACCAGCAGGTCGCCTTTGGCGTCAAACGAGGACGAGGTCGGATCGGGTGCCCATTTGATGCCGGTGGTCTGTGTCGAGTCGGCTAGGAGAACATAGCCGTTGGTGCCAACAGGAAGCCGGGAGGGCGTGTCGGCGGCTGTGGCGACAATCAGATCGCCTTTGGCGTCAAGGATGGTTTTAGAGACGGCGTTCGGGTCGGTCGTCTCGATGGGAGCCTGGGATACGGAAGGCTGGGCTAGGGCCGGGGGAATCGTCATGCCTGCCTCCTTTAGTATCTAATGATGTAACCGCTGATAGTTGGCAGGGTGAAGTTCGATCCGGAACCTCCGTAAGTGTACCCAATGACGCCAAACAGGGCTGAATACTCAACCTTGTCCAGCGATGCACCGTTGCAATCAAGCCAGCCGATGGGGATGGCGATTGAGGTATGCCAGCGGATGATGCCACCGATGGGCATAACGATCTTTAGTTCTCGTTCAAGGTCCTGATCTCGGACTTCCATTTTGTCTTTGTCGGGTTTCTCGAGACTGCTGATTTCGGCGCCTCGAACCACGAAGGAGAACTCGGGCATTAGTCCTCGCAGGTGACGACAACTCGACGCAAGCGAACCGAGTTGATGGACATTTGGATGTTGACGCCGTATCCCCTGGCTGCCGAGTCGGCTCGGAAACGGTAGATGGCTCGGATGGGCCAGCCGGTCAGACTGGAGTTGGAAACGGTGTAGGTCTGTGTGGAGGTTGTCAGCGACGGCACGTCGGCGGGAGCGGTGTCCACGACGCCGAGCGGGGTGACGGTGCAGCCGATGCCGACGTTGCCGGAAACAGCAATTTTGTCTTTGTCGTCTAGGACAATTTCGGCCATGATGTCCACGACCCGCATTGGTTTGTTGTGCCAATACTCGGCCAGGGTGGCTGTGCCGGTCGCTCCGCTGCTTGATGTCACATTGTTGGCGTAGTTGAACGAATACCCTTCTTTGCAGGGAACAGGGAAGTTATGAACGTATCTGACGAGTTTGACGCTCAGGTTGCTCATGTCTACCCAGGCGATAGCGAAGTATTCGTTGTGTGAGTTGACGGCGAACCGGGAGATGCAATGGCGGTTGGCGCCTGCGGTGGTTGATCCGGAGGATGATTTGAGGAAGCACCATACGCCGTTTTTGTCGGCGGTGTAGACCTCGCCGTTAGCCCAAGCGGCACAAATACGGCCGTCGTTCACCGATTGGACGCGTACGACTTGTTCGGCGTCAACAAGGTTGGCGAGGAAGGTGTTGGTGTTGAATGTGGCAATAGGGGATACTGATGATCCACCTAGTTCGTAGAGCCGGTTGTCAATCAAGCCGATTTTGGATGAGTCGGGGAAGATCAGGCTTCGACCGGAGATGGCTCCGTCTCGCATGCCGTCCATGACGTCAGCGATGGCGAGGATGCGCTGAATGGTGATGGACGATCCGAGGACACCCACCATCGAGTAGGCGCCTTCTTCGGTGATGACAAGGATGTCGTTCGGGCGTGGGTAGACGCCAATGATGTTGGCTTCAAATTCGTAGTAGTCGGTGGTGGCGAATGTGGTTCGGGTTGTGTTGGAGTAGTAGAGAAGTTTTTTGGTGGGACCCCACAGCAACAGTCGGTAGCCGGACAGTACGACGTTTGTTAGCGCAGCGGTCGTGGAGAACACCGTTGATACGGAGGTGTCTGATCCGGCGGTGGTGACTTTGCGAACGACGCTTTGGTCAGTTAGATAGAAGAACACAGCGTTTTCTGCGTCGTAGGCGACTTCGCCAACGAGTTTGCCGGTCAATGTGTAGGTGCTGGAGCCACCGGAAATGTAGTCCAGTTTGTCGACAATCATTTGGGAAGCGTCGCTAGTTCCCGTCCATCGGGCAAACGAATACGAGTTTTCGCCCACGATCCAATGGTCATAGATGCGAAGATCGGTATAGGTTCCGGCTGGTTTGGTGGTTGTTGAGGCCAGCGTGGTAGCAACTGGGATTAGTTCACCTCGAGGGTTTTGAATGACGTTTTCGCCAATCCATGCGTTCTGAGGTTGTGCTTGGATGCGGTCACCCATGTAGTAACCGCCGGTGAAGTCATCGTAGGTGAGTTGGAATGTGCCCATCGGCTATTCCCAGGAGGCGTAGTCGTTAGCCCGGTTGAACTTGATGCGCTTGTTGATCGTTGACCGGTTGTCGTCGTTCAAAGTGCGGAGCCAGTTGCCGTATTCCTGCATGTAGAGGCTGGCACGCTGTTCGTCTTGGCGTCGAGCACAGCAGAGGAACGCTGCGTAGGCGATGATCGCATAGTGGTAGGCGACCGGCAGAAGTGGGCTTGCGCCGTCGCTCGAGAGTGCTGGTTCGTTGCGGAAGTAGTAGAAGGTGCCGGTCAGCGATGATGACGGCACGGGGGTGATTTTGACTTGTGAACCGTAGACAATCCACCCGTAGGATGATTCGGTGCCGGAGGCGTCAAGGTAATCCTCAAAGGTGACGGGTTCGGCAACATTGCCGTTGATGACAAGTTTGTTGGCGCGCATGAAGTCCGACGGGAGAGTTGCTGCGCCGTTCACGGTGTCAAAGGTCAGCGTGGCGGTCGATGCGAGCCACCACCAGTCACGTTCGGCTGAGATGCGGTTCAAGGCGTCGTTCAGGCTGGTATTGACAAACGTGTCGGTGATGAGGGCATCACCAGCAGAGGGGATGGCGAGGCGGTCTTTGACGGCTGTGCGTAGTTCGGAACGGTTCATTAGATCACCATTGCGCTGTAGTTCTGCGCCCCATTGGAGATGAGTTTCAGGATTGGTGCGGTGCCATCACCGGGGATGGACAGGGTCATGCCGATAGCGACGACGTAGCAGTCGTCTCCGTTGACGGTCGGATCGGGGATGCCTTTGGTGGGGTCACCGAAAGTGAAGAAGATCGGGTCGCCGTTCGTGGTGCGGTTGGTCAGGATTAGGAACGAGCACGGGTTGTTGAATGTGACCGTGTCCACCGTCGACGGGGTCAGCACGGCGTGCTTGGCTGTGTTGACGGTGTAGGCGGCCATTACTTGCCTTTGCTGTTCATGGAGTGGATACGACGGTTACTGCCCTCGAGATGGCCGAGGTCACGGACGAGCGCCCAATGAAGTTTGTCGGCCAGTTCCTGACGCTTATCTTTCTCGGCCTGCTCATGAGCGTCTTTGATCTGACGGTTACGCTTCATGATGTCTTCGGCCAGTTGTTTGCCTTTCTGCCAGTCACCTTCGATCAGTTTGGTGATGAGGGTGTGGTCGCAGCGGTCGTGGGAGCAGGCGACATACGGCGTGTTGGTGGCGTCCACCATCCACACTTCGAAACGGTTGGCAAGAGGGTTGAACATGAGAGAAGCCGACGGATCGCCCCGCCAGCCTGACTCGTCTCCACGCTGAATCCTGGTTGCAATGTCGTAGACATCCCACGACACCTCAGCCATTTCAGACCCGCCCTCCACGTTGCCCATAAGGTCTATTGCGCGATTCATGGGGGTCATCCTAGACGACGAGGCCGGTCACCGTTTGGTAACCGGCCCCGTCGATTGAAGGGATGTTGTTGGTCAGGCGCCGAGTGCAAGGAACCGAACCACAACCGACGAAACATCGGTGGTGGAAGGAACCTGAGCGAGTGCAGCGCCGTCGGTGGTGGTGTCGACCCAATACAACTTGATCTTGGGTGCCGAGGTGGAACCATCCCATGCTGGGACGTAGCCGTCGGTGGTGCTCACCGACAGCCAGTCCAAGCGGTTGAGGCCAAGGTCGGCCAGCGACACAGCCTCTCCGCCCGTCGCGTACGACGAGTCGAAGGTGACCGTGCCAATGACCTGCTTGCGGTTCCCGGGGACTTCGGGTCCCCAAGTGACTGCTACGGAAGCCGCCATCTCAGATCGTCACCTCGGTGAGATCCTTGATGACGAAGTGGGCGTTGCGCTGCTTGCAGGCGAGTTCGCCGTACATGTAGAGCGTGGCCTCGTAGGCGTCGAGGTCGGGCTTACGGTTCATCACCGCTCCGTCGAGGTCCATGAACTGGAACCCGTCACCGACCTGGTGGAACACCAGCACTTCGGGGTTGATGCCGTACAGGCGGTTGTTCGGGCAGTCGAAGTCGGCGTAGAGCGCCGTCGGTGCCTCATCGCCCTTGCCGGAAACCGACGGGCTGTAGAACTGGATGCCTGCGTAGCCACCCTTCAACTGG